TCTCCAATTATTCTTTTATTTTTATTTTCTTTTATTGTTTTTCTGAAATCAGGTAAATCAGGTAAATCAAGAGGATTGTTATTTTGTCTTAGATTATTAAGACTCTTACCTAACCCTATAATTGCTCTGGAAAGATTCTCTAATTGTACATTCTGTTCTTTTTGGAGTGTGATTGATTGTTCTAATAAATTATTAGTAAGAACAGAACTTTCAGTAAAAGCAACCAGTGCTTCTAATTCCGTTGTTATATTTTTTCTGCCAGTTAATTCTCTATAGATATTACGAACTTTATTACCAGCTCTATAAACATCAGGAAACATACCTTCAAGTGTTGCTTTACCTAGCATAACACCTGCACGGAGTCCTACTTTTGCACCTGTTTTGAGAATCGATGAAAATACACTCATCTTCTTCTATTCTGCATAATTGAGTGTGCTGCTTGATGGTGACCAGTGACTTGAGTCATTGCAAGAAATGGCAACAATAATGCCAATCTAAAAATCATATTACCACCTGGATCCATGGATGCAGGACTGGAACTTTCCAATCTTTTTTCGTGTGGTTTCTTAGCTGCTTCGTGGTGAGCTTTAGGTGATGGTTTGGGAGCTGGTTTCTTATATTGATCTGCTGAATAATTTTCTTCAAATTGACCACCACCGCCTGCTCTACCCACGTCAGCCAAATATGATCCACTCTTTGTTGTATATCCAGCCTCTTCATCACCAGATAAAACTGCATTAACAGTCTTATGGTATTCCTTTTCCTCAGCAACACTTTTAAAGTTTGATGGTGAATATGTTGGCTTTATTGTAGCATTTTTAGCTTGATTTTTTGCTGCTATTTGATCAGCAGTGAAATAACTTCTATAAGAAGAACGACCTGCACGTTTAATTTCATAATCAACACCTTCAACACCATCTGTTCTAGGACCTGTTTGTGTTTTAGCTAATACATCAGGTACTTTACTAGCAGTTGCTGTTGATTTTGCTGCAGTTGTTGCTTGAGTTGCTGTTGATTTTGATTTTGATTCTGGAGCTGCTTGCTGCTGACTTTCTTGTTCGGCTGTATCAAGATTTACATTATTGAGCTTATCAATTTGAGCATATCTACTTCTCATATTAACAATTGCTCTTTGATCATTACCAGTTTCAAATGGTAAGAAAGTATCAGCGGCTTCTCTAGAAGTTTTAGTTTTTCTAACATCAGCCATAATAGCTCGCAAGCCTTTATTATTATCTATTTCATGCTTGAGAAATTTTCTCTGTGTTTCAATGCTATCAACAGGAATATTATTATCTCTAGCAAATTTTTCAAGTTCTTTTCGTCTTGGTCCAGTCCACTGTGCAATACCAAAACCACCACGAGAACCGGCAATTAATGGTTTCTTTTCATTAATTCCAGCATTTAAACCCGACTCGTGAGAGAAATGTGCCACAACACCGATTGATTGCTCTCTTGTAAGATGATAGTCTTGCATAACTGCATCTATCATATAAGCAGCATTTTGATTATAATCTTTACTATTTTTACCTGGCTTAACTCTACTTGGTTCTTCTGATGTCTGCTGTTGAATTTTTCCTTGGTCAACCTGTGATGGTAAATTCTGATTTGCATTTGGGTTGTTTGATACAGATGGACCAGCACCGGTACCAAATGAACTTGGACCATTAAATTGTGTTTGACCACCTGTAGTTATACCTGTGCCTAAACCGGTATTAACACCACCTTGTGCTGCAGCACTTTGACCTTGAATTGTAGATGTAACGGTAAGCTTTTTAACATTAAATGAAAGTTGATCCGCTTTAAAGATAATATCATCAGCACTGAATCTTAAAACATCTTCGGCTTTATGTTTTTTGGCTTCTTTAATTTTTGTTGATTCATTCTTTTCAGCAACTGATGTACCACCTGCAGTTGTTGTGGGTGGTGTAGTTGATCCAGCAGTTGACATTGCTGGTGTAGTACCAGAACCTGATGGTGGTGGTGGTGTTGTTGGTGCGGCAGCTGGTGTTTCTTCTTCTTTTTTATTATTTTCATAATAATGTAAAGCACCTGCACCTGCCGCCAGAGCAGCTGCAGCACCTATTTTTCCATAACCAATTTTCTTAGAAACTGCAGCAATATTTCTACCTACTGATGATCCTATATTACCGCCAATAAGATTATCTAATAGACCACCACCAGTTCCTTTTAGTAATCCACTGCTTGCTAATGCTTCGGTGACCTTGCCAAGGATAGTAGAAGTTTCTTGTTGAACAGCCACAATTTCAGTAAGGGATTCATTTGAATCCTGAAGTATGTCAATAATTTGCTCATACTTTCTTTTCTTATCTTCTTCGGCTCTTTTTAATTCAGACTTAGTCTTTTCTTTATCTTCTTTATCTTCCTTAGAAGCATTTTCCCACATTTCTTTAAGATAAAAATATTCAGGAAACATACTCTTGAGTTTATCTCTACCTAACTTTTTAACAAAATTTCCAATATCAGAACCATTATCTTTATCTTCTTTTGCTTGTGATTCAGATGCTGGTTTTGCTGCAGCTGCTGGTGCTACAGATGGTGTGGGCTGTGTTGGAGAAGGAGGTGTTGGGTTTAATCTTGGTTCTTGACCAACACCAACTGGAGATGTATCAAAAGCGGCAATAATTCTGTCACTGACAGGTCTGCCTTGCTCATCAACAATAAGACCATCTTTTGCATAGTAGTATTTCGAGTTACCGAGAATACCAGCTACTTTAAGACCTTTTGGTGGCTTTGATGGTGTTTTTGCCATTACTTACTCTATTATTTCTTTTTTTCTTCTTGATCTTTAAGATAACTAATGAGCATATCAACATAGATATCACGTTCAAAGACAACCCAATTTTCTATCTCTGCTATTGAGTATTTATGGTGCTGAGCCATAGAGAAATTTGTTTGATAATAGTTCTCTAAGGTATTGTGACTCAGCGCAACGTAAAAAAATCAGATAGAGTCTTGAGCTCAATTTGTCTATGGTTATTATTGGAATTAGTATACTCAATCTTATAATAAAGTGATGGTAGATTAAGCATAAAGTTTCTTATCTTCTCAAAGTTAGGTATATCAATATATTCTAGAAACTCAAGAAGAGCATCTTCATCAAATTCTTTACCTTCATGAACAGTATCACCATCATAAATCTGATTAATGCATCTTATAACAAGACGGTAAAATGTTTCCTCACCTTCTGACTTTAGAAATAGTTTATCTGAATAAATCTCAGCAGTTGGATATTTAAGAGTCAATCCAGACTTATCTGTAATAGCAATCTTATTATCAATACCATCTGGGAATTTTATTTCAACCTTATTAAGATCAATCTCAAAATCATAGTTTTTATTATCTTCTAGATCGCGATATGATACACTAATCTTATCACCAATAGAAAAACCACGTAATTTCACAAATACATATTCAAGTGCATATAACGGAAGTCCATTAACATCTAATGTTGTATCAATGAGACAGTTATTGACCACTTGTTTAATTGCTTGAAGCATATCAGTTTCATCATCAGAAACTTTAGCCATCAATAGAAGTTTTTCTTCCTTGACAAGCATAGGTCTGAATTGATATGTCTTATTCTCTGGTGGTATTTGAATATTGATAGTCGGATATTCAATCTTAGGAAGTGCCATAATTTACTCCATTTTATATGACATTAATTAGTTTCTACTCACTGATACATTATATTGGCCATCACCCATCACCCATTCTCTGAATGTAAGATTGACGGATACTTTGACAAGATTATTATCATCAGTCCAACTTAAAGCTACATCATTAACTGATAAAGGGTATGCTTTTAAAAGTGTAGCAACAATACTAGGATTACCTTCATTATCATATACAGTTATTGTAACTGTAGCAGAATAATTATCTTTATATTCTGCAGTATAGAAAGAACGTCCTTGACCTACTTTATATGTTCCATAGATATTAGAAAGAGTTTCCTCACCTGATACACCAAAAATATAATTGAACCAGGCATACCAGAAATTATATTGTGTTCCATAACGATCCATTAAAAATGTAAGATTGACATCTGTATAACCAGCAGAGTAAGGCATCTTTTCTACAACACCAACACCATAACGTGCAACGTCTGCTGTTCTCATAGTAAGACCTGGGATTGATGCACTAATACAACGATATGTAATATCAGCCGTACTATCTTTGGTGCTCATTGTTGTTCCATCTGAACCATTAATGTTAAGACCACCCATTCCTTGAGGATTATCAAGTGTAATTATAACATCATATTTGTTTGTCTGTAGGACACCTGTCTCAGCAACATAAGCTTTCCAGTCTGCTATATTGAAACCCATTGTTATACCTTTGATAGAGATTCTTTGTACACAGTCTTAGAACTTGCACCTTGGAAGTTTTCAGTTGGAAGCATTAATGCAAAATCCCATTCATCCGGTGACACATATATGAATGGAGAACCTACATGTGAAAAAAGATATTTCTTAATACATGGTTTAAACCATTTAAACCGACTTGCTTTATTCAATATCTCATAGGATATCTTCATAACAGTAGTATTGTCAAACTTCTGATTATTTATTGTACTATACAAAGCATCCATTAGAAGTGCTCTGGTTTTAGGTGGGAGATAATGTAGGTTAATACCTAAAAAACTATCACCATAGAATTCAATTGGAAAAATAAGAGGAAATGCATCAAAATAGGGCAAATTCTTTGTCTTAGCATCATATACAAACATATACATCTTACCGATGCTTTTTTCAGAAAGCATTTGAAAGCGCTTAAATGGCATTTTGGCATTTAGAATCTTTTGTTTATTTAAGCTTGTTAAAGATAAAGCTTGTGTTCTAAACCAATCAATGGCTTCTTTTGTTCCAACTTGAAGATCAGTTGGTGTTGCTTTGTCTAATACACTTTGAAATAAAGTTGCCATTAAAACGTAAGTCCTAATTCCCGTTCTGTTATTACCTGAAATGTCCAACCACGATCTTTACAGAACTCGATGGCTGCTTTCCACTTTGCTTCATTTACTCCCCACGTCATAACCTCATTAATGTATCTTTTTGTTTTCTTCTTACCTTCAGTAAGAACAGGAGGTTTTGTCTGAGCCAGTGGTTTAATCTCAAGAAGCTTTGTTTCTTTAATACCATTTCTATTTATCATGGTCACTATAAAGTCAGGGAAGTAGCGATGGATTCTTCCATCAATAGGCGATCTATAGGGGATAATAAGTTCTTCAGATCCCCAACTAATAACATCGGGGTGCTCGTCCAACTTACTCATAAAGAAAAGTTCCCAGCGAGACCTATAAATAATATTTGTAGGATTTCCCTTATATTTAGCGGGATTGCGTGGTTTAAAATAACCTTTATATGTGTTCATAGCATCCAATAAATAAAAGAAAGTATTTATTAAGGAATAAGATGGCAGATAATTTTCTAAATGCTCTTGCGGGAGCTGGTGGTGGGGTCGATTCAGGCGTTGTTGGACCGGCACCACAGTCATTATTACCAGCAGGTGTAACACCTACGGTACCGACTACATCGTCATCATATATAGCACCTGCAGCAACTTCAGGAACATATACAGGTCAAATTGCATCATTATCAAATGGTAAATTACGTTTTCCATGGGATTTAGAAAAACAACCTTTTTGGACTTCATTTTCATTTTACCAATATAAAATGCCATCCCTAACACAGATGGATGTATATTATGCTGATAATGGAACAATAAGATTACCACTTCCTAATTCAATGGTTGATAATCTTGATGTTCAATATTCTCCTGAAAGTCTTGGTTTAGTTGCTGGTGCTGCTATTAATGCTTTACAGGGAGGTCATCAATTTGAAACGGCTGGTATACTTGCTGGAGCAGGTCTTGCTTCAAGAGCTGGTGTTGATGTTGGTGGAGCATTAAATAATAATGTTGTAGGTGCTGCAACTCAAACAATGGGTGCTGCTCTTAATCCATTCTTGACTGTGATGTTTAAACAACCGGCATTTAAGAATCATAGACTTGAGTGGAAATTAACACCATCCAATGAACAAGAATCACAACAGCTCAATCAGATCATTAATATGTTTAGAGCTAATATGCTCCCAGATAAAAATGGTGCTTTAGGTGGTGCATTATTAACATATCCTAATATAGTTCAAGTTCAAATCAGTGTGAATAATGGCACTTATTTTACATATGCTTTTAAACCTGCAGTTATAACAAGTTTTAGTGTTAATTTTACCCCATCAGGTCAACCATCATTCTTTGGATCATCTGCATCACCTGCCCCAACCGAGGCAATTCTTACATTATCTCTAACGGAAATTGAATACTGGTTATCAAGTGACTTTGGTCTTAATGGCAGTACTGTTGATTTAGGAACAATTGGATCTAAAATAGCTCAAGCACTATCAGGTGGTGGTCTATAATGGCACAAGAAACTTACTTTAAGAATTTTAATACTATACAATACGGGAATAGCACAAGTAATGTTGCTATTGTTGATATTACAGAGCGTATTGTTACTTTACAGAATACTGAAAACAATCCTTATATATTTTATCCATTGGATATAACAAATGGTGCTCGAGCAGATCAGATTGCTTATACAAACTATGAAGATGCATATGCAAGTTGGATTCTTTATCTTTCAAATGATATTGTAGATCCTTATTATGAATGGTACCTCACACAAGATCAATTTAATAATTTTATTGAAACAAAATATGGTTCAATTGCTAATGCAATGCAAAGAACTATATTCTGGAGAAACAATTGGGTAGATCAACAGTCATTAAGTCCAACCGCTTATAATTCTGAAATAGCTGATAATCCAGAAAGAATTAAGTATTGGACTCCAAATGTTGGTCCTACAGGAACTGTTATTAATTACACCAGAACACAGACAGATTGGACAGTTTCTACAAATCAGCTTGTAAGTTATACATACACAGGTAATGCTTCATTTATTGTTGATGAACTAGTTAATATTAATGGAACTGGAACTGCACAAGTAGTACAATCAAATTCTACTACACTTATAGTTCAACATACTATTAATAATATTGCTACATCAAATGGATACATATATGGTAATCAAAGTCAGTCGAATGTAACTATTACAGGATTTTCATATCTTGCAAATACATTAGGACCAAATGAAATAATTTATTGGACTCCAGTTTCTTATTATGATTATGAGAATGAAAAGAATGAAGGTAATAGAACAATTAGAGTTATGCAA